GCCCGTGATGGTTTTACTTTGTGTGCTCGGATGAGTTGTTGTGGTGCCAGCCTGGAAAATAAATGGCTCATTTTTCTTGTATGCCGCAAATATAGGCGGGTCATACGTTGGTTCATTTGCCGTAAAATCTGTCGTGTTGGAACGAACAGGCGTAGCATTGTGATTATCCCTCACCCATTGAGCATACATAGCGTTTATCTCCTCCAACGTGGGTTTCCTGATCTCCTGGGGTACTGTGATCTCACTACAATCGTACCCACTCTGGTCGACATCGTCCATTAATATCATATCGATGTCTTGTTTGTTTAGTGGCTTAAATAGCGATCTTTGGGACTGCTGTTTTACCAACTTGGGTTGTGACGTTTTAAGAGTAACGTCACCAACTAGCTGAGCCCTTTCCTTTCCGTCCATTTCTGGTACGGGGCTCATCATGCGATGTTTGTCTTTGTGTTGTTTTGGATACAAATTGTTACATTCACATGATCCCAAGCATGTACCGGCTTGGAATATGCTAGAAGTATTGTGGTCAGCATCACCTCCCCTAAATAGGGGTATCTCGACCGGCGAGATTGCTTCACAACGGTAAGCGCCGAGCATATTGCCTAACTTCACTGCTAATAGCGCGTCGTAATCAATACCGTCATCACACTCTTGTGTTTTACGCCCAGGGTGTTCCAGGCAGATTGCAGGCATCCCGTCTTGATACTTACTCTTCCACTCTTTCAAGAAATCGTCGTATGTCCTATCAGCCCACTTGGAATAGTGATATAAATCATGCTTAATCAACACTTCTCTCAACAATCGTGACCTGGCTTCATATATCTGCCTACCATGTTGGAACCAAGCTGCGAGTGCATTATCAGCATTTACACCTACACTTTCTTCTGGCGTGAGAATACTACGTGTGAGGTACTGCAAACTCTTGAATATTGATGACTCGTCTAGAGGCGCCATTAACAGGTCAGTATCTGCGTTGAATTTTGGTTTTCGCTTGAGGAAACTGAGCTCATCTAATGTAATAAAAGGACGAGACTCTTGATCCTTCTCCGCCATGGTGTAAACTATTCCAAAATCATTGAAAAACATTTGCCTGTTAGTATGCCCAAACCAATCAAAGCCTGGTCTCACTGAATCAGCACAATCGTCTCCGTATGTTAACAAACTACAAACAACCTTAAAAGGAGGTGCCGTTACGCCAAGCCTCTGTGCAAGTCCGAAATAACACAACCTATGGAGAATTGAATTACAGATGCAATTGATGATGGTAGTTAGACTATTGCCCGATGTGACTGAAGAAAACAGCTTGAAAATGTCTCCATTCATGTGAATGAGGGGTATATTACCTCTGTAGCAATGGCTCTCATCATATCAAGATCCTCACATGAATACCCTATAGCACTAGCAAACTCTATAAGCACGTTAAAGGCAGCACATATCACTTGACTACTCATCCTCTGGTCATAATTCTTGTAATCTCCAGCGACGATTCTGTCCCCACCATATTTCGATATTATCAACATCAAAGCATGCCATTCTGGACCTTCAGCATTACATCCGACCGCTAATTCATACACATCCGGCTTAGTTATCAATTCAGTCACTATTGGCAAGAAATATTTCCTCAATGCTATTGTCAAATTGAGATTCGAACACTGGAACGTTCTCGTCACCGTTTTCGTTCTCTTAACTGGCTCGTCCTTCAATGATTGATGGAAAATCTCATATGATCGTTTATTCTCAGACCACGCTCTTTCACTCACAGTGTAATCATCTAATAGGGCTGGTGTTATCTCTAATGGTTCGCCACTTTCAGCACCAAATAATTTTGCCTTTGATTGGAAATATGGAAATCCTGCTGATGTTTTCTTATTCATCGGTTCCAATCCACGAACGCCTTCAGCCCCATTTAGAATCTGATCAAGTGTTAACGTTTGTAAATCGCTACGTGTTCTCATAGTATCTAGTGTTCCGTCCAGGTAGTCCTTTGTCGCTCGTTCCAGTAATGCTTGTGGAAAACCCATATTGCTTGCGGTCGTATTCATAATGCAAGCGTGATGATGTTGCCACGTTGGTACGTTTGGTGGGGGACCTACTTTAGGTTCGACTTCAAACACCTCATTGATGGTATCATGGATGAGTGTCTTATGTACTGAATGCTTGAACTTGACCACAGGGGTGTTGATCGTGCCATAATACTCGAAGGAAGTGTCTTTATCTAAATACATGAGTGGGGACTTATGAGACGGTTGAGACTGGAGCTCAAAACTCTTGACTCTATTCAAATTCATTGTCCCAGCATCAGTAGGTTGTAGTCTAGCACATTGATCTTTATATAAAAACTTCTCTGCTTGGACGACATCTCTAGCACTAATCATATGTGAAACACCAAACTTATCCCTCCCACTCGTGTGGTAACTGTGAATGTATGGCACTTTAGAATTGCAGATCAACACCATGCCGCATAGACCTATGAAAGTATCCTCGCGCAATTGATAACAGAATCCATTTGAGTCGAAATGTTCAGATTTGTCCAGGTAAGATGCTCTTAGTCCCTCTCTATACTCTGCTTTAATGAAGAAATCGTTGATCTTAAGCTCGCCATGTTTATCTTTATACAGAGATTTACATATGACGGTGTCAGTTGACAAGTCCTTGGACAACAGTGGTACTAAATTTCGCCTATCACCTAAATTGGGAACATGGTATATCGATAAATCACGGTCCTTCAAACTATAACCATCCTGCCTATTCAATATACATCTAATGATGCCTCCACTGTGTTCTCTAGATCCCACATATATCGTAACTTTCGTCAGAGTTTTGGGTATAAAGTGTGTAGGTACCAATATCAATCCCGATTTAATGATCAAACACGTGCACTGGCATATCTTGCCATCTACTGTAGTGTAATCAATCGTGGCCAAACTTTTCTTAACTACATTGAACATCTGTGAGAAAGTGGTGTTATGCTCTTCAGGTTTCACAATAGGCACACACTGAACACCTCCCCATACTGG